TTTACCTAGGCTTACTAGAAGCGGTCTTCCACTAATTATTAAATTAGGGGATAGATCTGCCATAGTAAGGGGATCTTTAACAGTAATTCGGTATTGACTCTCTTTAAGTTCTCTTTACAGAGTTCTTCAAGGAGAGATTAAATCAAAATTGAATACTATTACTGATCCTTTTACCGGAGACCAAAATGCTATACACGATTTTCAAAAATTCTTGTGGCTTAACGCCAAAAGACTTTTGACAAGTTTTGTTGATCATTTTGACTCCAGTAAATTAGAAGCTCGTAGAATACTATGTATTCAAAAGGCTTCTCCTAGTAGTAAAGTCAGTTGAACTGGTTTATTTAATGATTTGATTAATCTTTCTTTATGAATGAAAGATCCAATTACTAAATATATCCAGCTAACTAATTCCGCGAAACTGGGAGCTATGTTCGAGAGAATACAGGAAGTTACTAGGGAAAACCCTTCAGTAAATTACGTACCTTTTCATGGAAAAGAAAACGGAGTATTGATGGGCCAATTGGCCTTTAAAGAGGAAGCAGCTGGAAAGTTAAGAGTTTTTGCTATGGTGGATGTGTTTACACAATCATTATTGCAACCTCTTCACAACTGGCTGTTCGATCTTTTTAGGCGATTACCTAATGACGGAACACATGATCAAGAGCGAGCTTTTGACCTAGCTCAGAAATTAGCAGAAAAGTATAATGGATCTTTCGGTTTTGATTTATCATCAGCAACCGATCGATTACCAGTTATTGTTCAATCCTATTTCCTGTCTACCATCTTTGGTAAGGGATTTGGGGAAGCATGACAGAGTATCCTCGTGAACCGACCTTATACCATTCTTAAGAATGATTATAATTTGCCGGTGGGGAACGTATACTATTCCGTAGGGCAACCTATGGGAGCGCTATCTTCGTGAGCTATGCTAAATATGATCCATCATATGATGGTTCAATACTGTTATTGTCAGTGTTATGGTTACAATAAACCATGATACAAAGACTATGTAATCTTAGGTGACGATTTAGTCATCTTTGATTCGAAAGTAGCAGATAAATATTTAGCACTATGTAAGGGACTTGGAGTAGAGATTAATCTTTCGAAAAGTGTCATTGCAAGGGAAGCCAGAGTCGTGGAATTTGCGAAGAGAACCGGTTTAAACGGTTATGATGTCTCAGCTTTATCTTTTAAAGATTTTATTAGTAATAATAATTTCTTTGGGAGATTGAGTATAAGTACTAGATTAATTAGGCGATCCTGAG